AATGTCAAAGTAAATAATGGAGGGAAAAAGATGTTTAAATGTGAATACTGTGGTAAAGAATACTCAACTGTGTCTGAAAGGACAAAATGTGAATTGGCTTGTGAACGTAAAGCTAAAGAAATTGCCAGTAAAAAAGAAGCAGAGGAAAAAGAACGAGTGAAGAAAAATAAGATTGATTATGTAAATGGGTTGTGGAATAAGGCAAAAGAAGCTCGCGAATTGGCTCAAATGGCTGAAGATGAGTTTCATAAATCATATCCTAATGTAAAAATATCAAAGCCTAGTAGTGTTGATAATAATACTAATTCTACTTTTAATGTAACGGTCAATGGCAAGAACATTGATGATGAAAAAGTAGTTACAGAACTTAAAAATTTGTTCACAGAATCTAAAACTAAGTATGAACCACTTAATTGGTTTGATTCAATTTTTGGATTTTAATTCTAATTTATAAAATATAAATTAATAAAATAACACTAAAGGAGAAATTTGTTAATGAATACACCATTTGAAATGGTAGGCAAATTAAAAGCAATTAAAGAATCAGAGAAGTTTAAACCTTATGAAATTAAAGATTTTCCATCCGGTTGGGTATCAAAAAAATTAAAATTCAATGTCATTTCTGGAGATAATAGACATATGTTAACTATTAACTCTGGCAGTTTCAAAGATGGACATGGAGATGTTTATGTTTTTAGCAAAGCAACTATTGATTCTGATGGAAAGAAAAATAAAGGCGAAAGCTTTACTATTCCTTTTAAAGAAAGATTGATTTCTGATAAATTGTCAGAAGTTGCAGAATTTAAAAAATTCATTGTTGACCTTGAAAAGCCAAAAAGGAGATATCTTCTTGAAAAAGCTTGGGAGAAACTCAAAGAAGGCAATACTCTTACAGAAGATGAATTAAAAGAAATGGATATTGAATCTGAAAATGATGTAGAAAAAGAGTTTGAAAAAAGCAAAAAAAGACATCATGAATTTATTTCTGAATGGGATTTCGTAGATTTTGTAAAAAAAGTTATTGAATCTGATAAATATAAAAATAAGAAATTCAAAATTATTGGAGAAGTTGAATTTTCTTATTCAGAAAACAAGAATAAAGTATATAGAAATCTTATTCCTAGACGAATTTATTTATCATCTGATGAAATTAAATCATATTCTACAGCTACAATTGATTTTTATTATAACAAAGATAGCTTAGACGCAGAAAGCATAGAGGAAAAGGGTAAATACTTTATTAATGGTTATACGTTCTTTTATGATAGGAATAGAAAAAAGAATTTGCCGACCAATATTACAATTGCATTACATAATGTTGATGAAACTGCTGATGCAAAAGCTAAGAAAGCAATTAAACTGTATATAGATCAGTTCACAGTAGAAGATGATTCGTGGAAACAGTTAGGTATTGTTGTCGATATGATTGATGGCGCACAGAAGCTTGAAATTGACGAGTCTATGTTAACTGAATTTCAACAAGATTTGCTTCTATGTGGGGAAATTACTTTAGACGATATTCGTAAAGAAATTGGTGGTTCTGTATATGGAGATAATATTCAAGAATATAAATTTGAAAAACTTGCAAAAGGATTTTCTAAGGGCAGACAAGATACTGTATATGTAGATGATGATATGGTTATTAAACCATTGTCAAAAGAACTTCCAGAAGGAGTTGAAGACCTATTTGATGATGATGACGATGATTTGTAATTTATAAATAAATAAAATAAAAATTAAAAGGGGATATTGATTAATTAATGGGTAAATACGGAAAAAAGAATAAAGTTAGTGAAAATCTATGGGATTATAATGTTTGTGTATTAGGCGAATCTGGTATTGGTAAAACAACGTTGATGGTTGAAACTTGTGAAAAGACCGTAGGTTCTGATGGATATATGATTTTTAATTGTGGTAAAGAAGATGGAATTGATTGTCTACAAGATGCTTCTTATGAAAATATTGATACATATAAAAAATTTGATGAAGTTACAAAAGACATTATTAAAAATAAAGATACTGATTATCCAGATTTAAAAATTGTTGTAACCGATACACTAGACCAGTTATTTGAAATTGTAGAACCTGAAGCGGTACGTAGATGGAATGTGGAAAACCAAGGTAAAAAAGATTTTACTCAAGCTAAAACCCTTAATCAAAGTTGGGGAGGTTTCGGACGAGGAGAAGAAAAAGTTATTGAAATTATTCTAGATAGATTATGGGAACTTAAAAAAGTCGGTGTAGCATTTTGGTGCTGTGGTCATGTAAAAACTAGAGAAATAGTTGATTCTTATACAGGTGAAACATATACATCACTATCTACTAATATGATGCAAAAATATTTCAACGGAGTTAAAACCAAAATGCATATTGTAGGAATTGCTTGTATTGATAGAGAAATTATTAAAGAAAGTACAGGCAGAAAAAATGTTGTTACTAAAAAAGATATTACTAAAAATAAAGTTGTTTCTGAAAGTCGTAAAATCATTTTTAGAGATGATAATTATGGAGTTGACTCTAAAAGTAGGTTTGCTCATATCGTAGATCAAATTCCGTTAAATTCTGATGATTTTATAAAAGCTTTAACTGACGCTGTTTGTAACGCTAAAAAAGATAAGAAATCAAATAATATATCTAAAAAAACAACAAATATCCCAGTAGGTAATGAAGTAAATAAATCTATTGACAATAGCACATTGGGTGAAGAGAATACTGAAAATAATGAAATTTCAAATTATCCAGAAAATCTAATTGAAATTGCAAGAGAACTATTTAAGAATTGTAAAGACAAAGAATTAAAATCAGAAGTTAGAGTAATAGTTAAGTCATTTGGCAAATTTGACGATGTACCAGAAGATGAACTAAAAAATATCTATGATAAATTAAAGTAATATATTTTATTATGGGTGGGTTATCCCACCCATAATTCTAATGAGGTGATTAACGTGCTTGTAAAATGCAAAATTTGCGGACAAAAAATAGATAGAAATGATGCTTTCAAAATCAGAAAAAATAATAAAAATGAATATTATTGCAACCAACAGGAATATAAGGATTGGTTTGAAATAAAAAACAATAAAGATAGATGTTTTGAAATTATTTACAGCATCTTTGGACATAAGGTAACTAATACAATTTTGTATAAAGAAATGAATGAATTATTTGAAATATATGGAATTAACTTAATATTATCCTATTTGAATGAGAATTTTAATTTTTTGAATGATATGTTATCGAAATCTTTTAATTCTGAATACGCACAAATAAGATATTTTTCTGCTATCTTGAAGAACAATTTGTATGATTATAAATTAAAAAACAAAGATGTTCCTATTGTAACTAAAATAGATATTCCTAGTAAAAATAAGTATAAAGAACAGAAAAGAAAAAAGTCATTGCTAGAATACGAATATGAAATAGGTGATGAGTTATAACAAAAGACATTTTTATTACAGGGGTAGAAGATATATATCCTAGCGAATTATTAAAAGGCAGGATGAATATAGAATCAAATGTAATAGCTTGTTTGTATAAAGACCCTTTACTTATTGACGAAACAAAATTAGAAGATGTAAATTTTATTACGCAAGACGGAAGATATTTATTTTCATTAGCTAAGTATTTAAGATTAAAAGGGTTTCATTCATTCGATGAAGCAACTGTATTATCAAACATTTCTGATTCTATGCAATTAGGTTTAGAAGGTAGGGGTGGATGGGAAACTATTCAACGTATGATTGATGTCATAAATATCAATAACTGGGCAACATTTATAGATTTATTATATCGTGAAAACATATTACTTAATATGCATAATGACGGTTTTAATCTACTTAAAGAAATTGATATAAATGGTAAAAATGTCATTCCATTAAAACTTTTTAGAAAAATGGATTCTGAATCAGTTACAGATTGGTATGAAGCTAGACTGTCAAGTTATGGAACAGGTTATTCTAGTAAAGTATTAGAAGAAGAAGAAATAGATTTTGATGATGAATTTATTTCTAACTGTGAAGAAGGATTGGAAAATGGTGTTCCTTTTGATATAGCAGGGAAAGATATCAATGGAGAAGATATGAATTGTTTCCAATTCTTGTCAAGACAGATGAACGGATTCTTAAATGGGACATTTACAATGCTAGGTGGATATAGTTCAGTAGGTAAAAGCACGGCATGGACTACAATTATTATGGGATTATTGTATAGAAATAGAAAAGTATTGATTATTTCAAATGAAGAAAAGGTTAAAAAATTTAAGATTCAATTTCTTATATGGCTATTAGGCAAGCGTAATCGATACTTTAAATTAACAAAGAAAAAATTAATGAGTGGTGATCTGACTTTAGAAGATAAAACACAATTGGCATCTATACAGCAGTATTGGAGAGATAATTATAAAGGAAAATTAAAGTTTATTTCTATTGCCGATGCGGATATGTCATTGGTAAAGAAAAAAATTAGAGAAAATGTATTACGTAATGCTTATGATACCGTGTTGTATGACACTTTTAAATTAGACTTCAACGATGACAATAGTAAGGAATATCTTACTTTAATTAAAGATAGTAGAGAATTAGATGCAATGGCAAAGAAATATGACATTATTATGTTGGCTTCTCTGCAATTAGCAATTTATACTTTAGGTAAACTGTTTCTTGATGCAAGTGTTTTATCAATGGGTAAACAAATTAAAGAAGTATTAGAAGGATTACTCTTAATGAGAACAGTCTATGCAGAAGAATTAGATCCTGATAATAAAAAATATTATTGCAAACCGTTTAGGCTTAAAAAAGTGAATGATAAATGGATTGAAGAAGATTATCATCCAGATAGAACGGCTATTTGGAGGATGGTATTCGTGGATAAAACACGTTCTGGTTCTAACTCTAGTGATACTGGTGTAGCATATCTTTGGAAATTCGATGGTGAACACGGTATCTTTAGAGAAGTTGCACAATGCCGTCCTAAGCATGGAACTATTCAATAAAATAAAAGGCGGTTGAAATGTTATCAGAAATTAAAAAAGAATTATTGAAAAATCCTAATATAATTTCTGACATTTTGACAGAATTAGGATTTTGCAATGTAGTTAATCATCATGATAAATATTTAAGTTTTGGGAGAGATGCAGAGGGAAGTAGTAAATCAATTGTAATTAGATTAATTAACAATGAATACTTATTAGTTAAAGATTATCCAAAAAATATAACAAAAAATTTTTTTACATATATAATGAATGAAAAATCAATTGAATTTGCTGATATATTTCAATTGATCAAAGCTAAGTTAAACATTGAAGATTATTATGATTATTTTGAGCCTAAAACAATTTTTGGTGGTTTCTATGATAGAATCAAAAAAAAAGGTAAAAAATCTTTAACTATATATGATAATTTAATTCTAAAAGATTATGAATCGTGTGGTAATTTAAGATTTCTAAGAGATAAAATATCTTTAAAAACACAAAGAATATTCAATATTGGATTTGATATTGAAACTCAGAGTATTACTATTCCAATATACGATCAAATTGGGCAATTAATAGGAGTAAAAGCACGTTTAAATCGTAAAGTAGAAGATGGGGAATTAAAATATTTTTATTTAATACCTTGTTTAATGAGTGAAACTTTATATGGATATTCACAAAATTATAAATACTTAGAAAATAATATCATATTAATTTTTGAAAGTGAAAAAAGTGTAATGCAATGTTATTCATATGATATATATAATTGTGTGGCACTAGGTTCTAGCACAATTTCTAGCAATCAAATAAAAATGATATTAGAATTAAACCCAAATCAAATTGTTTTTGTACATGACGAAGGGCTAGATTTTGAAGTAATAAAAAGAAACATAAATTTTGTTAAATCGTATACAAGAATGTTTGAAATTCCAGTAGGATATTGGGACAGCACATTAGATAAGAATATTTTACATAAGGCAAGCTTATCTGATTTAGGTAAAGATAGGTTAATATATGGGTTAAACAATGAAATTAAGATAATAAAATAGGAGGGAAAATAATAAAAACTATATATAAAGTCTTGAATGATTGTTCTTTTATGGATGAAAATGAAATAATAGATGCTATTTTAACAAAAAGAAATATTCATGATAAAAAACATTTCTTAAACCCAATAGAAAATGATTTATTACCTTTAGATAATTTAAAAAACATCAACGTGGCAAGGGATATAGTTCTTGATGGTATTAAAAATCAATATAATTTTATTGTTCATTATGATGTAGATTCAGATGGAATTTCTGCTGGTACAATTATGGAAAAGTATTTAAATAATTTTACAAAAAACGTTAAAGGATATATTAACAATGGAAAAATGCATGGACTATTAAATCAAGATTTACAAAAATATAAAGAAACGGATATTTTAATAGTTGTTGATAGTTTGGATAAAAACATTCTAGCGTATAAAGAAATTGCGGAAAGTGGAGTCCAAATTATTGTATTAGATCACCATAAAGTTAATTTTAAAGTCAATTATAATAAGTATGTAACATTAGTCAGTTCCCAACAAGAATATAAGAACCCTGCTTTATCTGGTGCGGGAGTAGTTTGGAAATTTTGTAAATACATAGATAAATATTTTGATACAAATTATAGCGATAATTTGATTGATTTAGCGGCTTGTGGACTAGTGGGAGATATGAGTGATATGTCTGAACAAAGTATGGAAAACAGATATATTGTACATATGGGGCTAAACAACTTACAAAATTTAGCCATTAAAAAAATAATTGGAAGTTTCCCATTCAACAGTACGTCAATTTCATATAGTATCTGTCCATTGATTAATGCCGCAAACAGAACTAATAATAATGAGATTGCAAGAAAAACATTTTTAGCAGAAGATAATAAAGAAGTTTTGAATTACTTAAAACAATTAAAAAAGTGTAAAAAGGCTCAAAACGAGGAGATAGATAGGCTTCTTGATGGAATAATTATACAGGCAGATAAGCAAATAAATAATAAAATAATTTATGTATTTACAGACACCAAGTTAAATATTAATGGATTGATAGGTAATAAATTATTAGAGAAATATCAGCGTCCATTATTAATTTTAAAAAAAGACATACGAAATAATGAAATATATTTTAAAGGTTCAGCGAGAGCGATTGGAGTTAATGATTTTATAACTATGTGTAAACAAACTAATTTATGCGAAGCTAACGGGCATGAATTAGCTTTTGGAATAGAAATTAAAGAAAGTGATTTCAATGATTTTATTAATAATTTAGAATCTCAATTAAAAAATATTGAATTTAAAAATGAAAAAATTATTGATATCGAAATTGATCTTTCAGATTTGACTAGAAGCTTGGTTAATAAAGTTAAGGTGCTAGACAGAATATCAGGGGAAGGATTTAAACCAATTTTAGTAAAGATAGCGGAAATTAATGATTATGAAGTATCTGATATGAGCGGGGGAAAACATTTAGTACTTAATCCAAATGATTTTACTCAATTAATTAAATGGAATTTTAGTGGAGATTGGAATGAAATTGAAGATGCTTCATTATTAAATCAATCTATTACTGTAGTGGGTAATTTAGATAGTGGATGGTTAGGCAGGAAATTTTCGTTAAAGTTAATAATAAATGATATGAAAGTGGGAGATTAATATTTATGAAAAATTAATAAAAGATATTATTCCAACATTAAATTTTAAATTTCCATATACAGTGAAAGATTATGCTGATAATTTATATTTAGAAAATTACCATTGTCACAAAGATTTCAGCAATACAAGTACTCCAGATTGTGCAGAATTAATTGAATTATATGCAAAAAGGATACATCAATTTAATGGTAAATGTCTGTATTCGGGAGAACATGGGTCACAAGGCAATCAATTTTTAGTATATAATATTGCAGAAAAAGAGAAGTTAAAATATATTCACTCTTCTGAAGTTTACTGGGTAAAGAACAGATTAGAAAATGATAGAACAAATTGTCATATGATATTAGCGGCAAAAAACGCTATGGGTAGAGAAGATATTAATTTTGCTTTATCTATTGCGAATGAAGATGGTTATTATTACAAACCAAGGATTGATCTTGAATTACTATTTAATATTCCAAAAGAAAATGTTATCGTAACTTCAGCTTGTCTGGCTGGTTGGAATTATGAAGATGCAGAAGAGGTATGGCTAAGAATTCATAAATATTTTGGGAATAACTTTTATTTAGAGGTTCAATGTCACAATACTGATAAACAAAAAAAATTAAACGAAAGAATTTTAAGAATTGCAAAAGAAAATAATATTCAAATTATTTGTGGCTTAGACAGTCATTATATCGATGATAATACTTCTATTAAAAGAGACCAGATTTTAAAATATAAAAATATAAATTATCCAAATGAATCTGGTTGGTATATGGACTATCCAAATACCGAAACAATAATAAAACGGTTTAAAGAGCAAGGTATTTTATCTAATGAAGATATTTTTAGAGCGATCATGAATACAAATGTTTTTGTAAGTGAATGTGAAGAAATTATTTTAGACAAATCTTTTAAGATTCCTAGTGTTCATAAAGATAAATCTTATCGTGAAAAGTGTAAAATTTATAAAAATATTCTTAATCTTGCATATGCAAAAGAAGAAGAAAAATCAAATGCTAAAGCAGATGGAATTAGATATGAAGCTAAAGAAGTCATGGAATCAGGTGTCGTTGATTACTTCTTAACTAGTAAAGATATAGTTGATAAGGGGATAAATGATTATGGAGGAATTTTAACCACAACTTCAAGAGGAAGTGCCGCATCTTTTATCACAAATAAATTATTAGGTCTTACTACTGTAGATAGATTTAATGCTGATATTCCAATTTATCCAGAAAGGTTTCTTACAAAAGAACGCGTTCTTGCAGGTCAAATGCCAGATGTGGATTTAAACGTAGCAGACCAAGAACCATTTATAAAAGCCGCAAAAAGTATATTGGGAGAACATGGATGTTATCCATTAATGGCAGTTGAAAAATTAAAAGAAAAGGCGGCGTGGCAATTATACGCAGGAGCAAATGATGTTAGTCCTGAAGATGCAAATCGAATTTCAAAATATCTTGATGATTATAATAAGGCTTTAAAATATGCTGATGAAGAAGAAAAAGATAGTATTCGAGTAGAGGATTATATCCCAAAAGAATACATTGAACTATATAAAAAGAGTAATGAATATCAAGGTATTACTATTAATTTAAAAGTTCATGCTTGTGGTTATCTTTTATTTGATGGAGATATTAGAAGGGAAATTGGATTAATCAGCGCAGTTTCAGAAACAACAGGGAAACGTACTTTATGTGCAGCTATTGAAGGAAAATATCTTGACAATTTTGGATATGTAAAAGAAGATTTTCTTATTGTTGATAGTGTTTATCTTACATATAAATGTTTTAAAAGTATTGGGATGGAAGTTCCTTCTTTTAATGAATTAAGGAAAATGATTGAAAATGATGAAAAAACTTGGGAGATATATGAGAAAGGAATTACTTGCTGTGTTAATCAATGTGAAAAAGAAGCAACAACCAATAAAGTAAAGAAGTATAAACCCAAATCATTAGCCGAATTATCTGCATTTATAGCAGGAATTAGACCGGGGTTTGCATCATTATTAAATCGTTTTCTTAATAGGGAATATTACTCAACAGGAGAAAGCAAAATTGATAATTTGCTTGAAGATACGGCTCATTTTATGCTGTACCAAGAATCTATCATGAAAGTTCTATCCTTTTTAAAACTTAAAATGAGCGATACATATGGAGTTATTAAATCTATATCCAAGAAAAAATTAAAAGGTGAAAAAAAAGAGCATTTATTAGACAATTTAAAAAAGGCATGGGAAGAAGAATTTCAAAATTTAAATAATTTTAATAATGTATGGAATGTTATAGAAGATTCTGCAAGATATGCTTTCAATGCGCCCCATGCCTATTCTATGGGAGGTGATAGTGCTTATCAAGCTTGGTTTAAAGCACACTATACAGCAAAATTTTATGAAGTGGCTATAAATCATTATCAAGATAAGAATAATAAAGACAAGATAGATGCATTAATTAAAGAAGCTATGAAATTCTATGACTATAAATTAGGTTCTTATGAATTTGGTAAAGATAATAGAAGGGTTTCTATTGATGAAGAAAACAAAATTATATATCCAAATCTATCTAGTGTAAAAGGGTTTGGCGAACAAGTTTCTAATATTTTATATAATTTAGGAAAGTTACCGTATCATAATTTTAATGAAGTATTAGGAGCAATTCGTAAAACATCAATTAATAAAACTGTATTAGAAAAATTAGTTAAAATTGAATATTTTAAACAATATGGAGATGTTCATACTTTATTAGAAATTATAAAATTAACTGAATTATTTGAATACGCTAAAGAAATATCTAAAAAAAAGATAATTGAGAACAATATTGATGTAAATATAGTTTCTCAATATGGTCATGAGACTCCCAAAAAGTTTACTAAATTACAGACAAATAAATTACTTGGACATCTTTTAAACGATATAAGTTTTGTCCCTCAAACTCTAAAAGAAAAGTTAGATAATCAATTAGATATTCTTGGTATTGTTAAAGAAGTACACCCTAATGCAAACAAAAGAATTTATTTCGTTACTAAAGTTGATGTTAAAAAATCCATAGTTAATATTGTGCTATATGAAATCTATAGTGGAAAAAATCGTTCTGTTAAAATGTGGACTAATCAATATAATAGGAATCCATTTAGTAAAAAAGATTTACTATATATAACTAAATTGTTGAAGAAAAATAAAAAAGAACCTACTGGCGAAATAAATGCAAATACAGGTAAAAAAATATATAAAGATGTAGATGGTAAATTTGAATATTGGCTAGATTCATATTACAGAACAGATAAAATTGAGGTGATTGATTGTTAGAAAATTTTAAATATACAGATAAAGAAATAGATGAAATAGTAAAATCTCTCACAGTTTTAGTAGATACTAGAGAAAAAGACAATCGGCATATATTAGATTATTTTACTAAAAAAAATATTCCGTTTAAAAAGAAAGCTTTGAGTCAAGGAGACTATTCATTTTATATTCCTAAAAATGATTCCTTATCTATTGCAAGAGATTATTATTTTGACAAAGAAGTTTGTATCGAGCGAAAAGGGTCTTTAGAAGAAGTATCTTCAAACTTATCTCAACAAAGAGATAGATTTGAAAAGGAATTATCTATTTATAAAGGCAATATGATTTTGTTAATTGAAAATGCAAATTATTCAGACATTATTGATGGTAAATATAAAACTCAATACAATAAAAAGTCATTTTGGGCATCACTACATAGTTTTTGGTTCAGATATAA